TTGATCTAGCTTTTTATAATCAGCAGCTTCATTGATCAGCTTCTGTCTAATTTCTTTTTCTAATGACATCTTTGGTTTTCTCCTAAGAATTATTCTTGCGTATAGTATTTATAAACTCAGCTTCTTCCACTTATAATTTTCTATGTGTTCATCTGTGCTTCTCATTAACTCAGCAATATTAATCTCTGTTTCTTTTAACTTCAATAACTCATCATATGTACCCATTCCAGTAGTATGATAGTGGTGAAACCACCAAGATCCAATACCAGAGTTCAAAAACTGTGGTCCAGTCAAGGTTTTAGCCCAATGTACGTGTGCTTGCCAGTTATCAAAGGTTGCATGCTTCCATTTTGCAGCCATTGGGGATTTATATCTAAGCCATACATAATCTCTCATAAATTCATCTAACTGCATCTTATCTGCACCGACCTCTGAATCGTGTTCATAAGTTTCAAACAGACCAGAATCTCTCCAAGTTCTATCAAACTCAGACTCTGCACCCTTGAATACTCTTCTTTGTTCTTCAGATGCAGAAGAAATATAAAGTGGGAATGACATCAAATGTTGTAATGGCATATTATCTGCCCACCAGTTTATACCATCCCAATATGTTTCAACTGTTTCATGTGGTAATCCTACAATAAAACTTGCTGTTGCTCGATAGTAACCATTTTTGGTACTTTCAAAGTGTTTTTTAATTTTTAAGAGTTCAGCTTTTAATTTGTCTGGATTTATACCTTTACCAATACTTTTCCCAGCTTCGTGATTGAAAGTTTCGATACCATAATAATGTCCCCAGAAACCCATTTCAGCCATCAGTTCTCTGTCTTGAGGACGAGAGGCAATCAAATCAGCACGAACATATCCAGCCATATTTAAGTCAAATGGCAGTTTTCTTGTTTGTTCAACGACTCTTTGCATTTTAGGAATACTGTCATTGAATGTTTCATCAGCTACTGAATAATTTGTAAGACCCCATTTATCATAGTTTCTCATCGCTTCAGTATAAAAATTATCCATATCTCTAGTGTAATCACCCTTGACACCTATCATATTATATGAACAAAATTTACATTTGAATTTACAACCACGAGCAAATTCAAAGGTCATATGCTCGTTTGGTAAAAGAAAATCTCTGTCTTCATATTCTATCGAAAGATCTTTTTGTGGTGCACAAACATGGTGTTTATCACAATCAACAAATTTCAACACACCATCAACTACACCTTGTTTCTCTCCGACTGGATGTTCTTCAATCACGACAGAGGATGGACGACCTGTAAGTTTTTTACAAAGTTCGTGGAAACCATATTCTCCGTATCCAAACAGATAATAATCTACATATTCATGAATGAAAATACCAGTGTATATGGCTTTACTACCACAAACAATAGCTACATGGGGATAATTGTCTTTGACGTACTTGAGATATTTTTTTGATTTTTCTACATTCTCGCCGAATACTGGGAATGTAAGACTTAGACCAATGAATTGAGTATCTTTGGTGACACGAGAGTCTATGAGTTCTTTGAATTCTTCATAGTCGAAACGCAACCAATAATCGACCACTTCGATATCCCAGCCTTGACGACGCATGAAATCAGCAATCTTGTATGCACCAGCACTACGTTTAACGCCGATCCAAGATTCGTCTCTGATCAGGATATGGGATGCTTGGAAGACTCCAAGGATAATTCCATGGTATTTCATAATATAAATTTATAAGGGTTGCAGGACTTAGTTTTCTACTTTTGCCCCACCACGCCATTGTTTACATGACCAATATCGTGCTTTGGTTTTTGGTCCAGGATTGTCGCAATTATGTCTGGCACGGAAGTTTTTCCTGCGATTAGGATCGTCTCTTTTAATTTCCATATTTGGGTCGCCAAACCTAACGACTTTAATTTTTTTTGTTGCTGGATCACGAACATATACCTTAAATTTTTTATTTGGATTTTCAGAGGTACGAATGATGTTATTTAATTTAACACCTTTCTTTTCTCCGTTTTCTATAATCATTGCATCTTCAATGACATCTTCATACTTACATTCTTCACAACAAGATTCTTCTACCTCTTCTGCCATGAAGTCTGCCTTTGATAATCTCTGCCTTGCTGATGATGAATTATTCATCTTCTGAAGCATTGTATGAAAACCTCTTGGATTTTGTTTATACATATCTTCAAGAACTTTAGCAGAAGTCATTCCTAGTAAATCTTGCAATGCGCTTTTATGACCTCTAGTGACTGCTTTTACTTTTTTCATTAAGTCAACTAACTCTCTTTTTGACTTTTTATAATCTGCTAAGTTCTCTTCAATAGATTCAACTTTAGCATCTAGATAATCTGCCATACTATCGAGTTTATCTACTGCGACTGCAACTTTATTTGTCCACCATGTAGGTAAGTCACCATCGTCTGACAATTTAGATAATTCGGAGTTCATTTTTGAAAGTGCTGACATTGCAGTTTTGACTTTCATCTTCATAGAAGATACATCTTTAGAACCATCTTCTTTTAACCTTGCCATTGCAGCATCGGTTTTTCTATTCATTTGTCGATATGCTCTGTTCATTCTTAGTTTCATATTTCTTTCAATACGATCTACAGCATTATCTTTTGCCTGTTTATTTTTTTGAATGATGGCATTTCTCATCGCCTGATTTCTTTTCTGAGTGACTCTGTTGACGACCTTGTCACTAATTTCTTTTACTACGACTGTTTCAGAAAATTGTTTCATTTCATTTCTACTTTGTTGTTTGGTAATAATTTTACTTGAATACCTAATATTTTTCCGATTTGAGTCATCATCTGGATTCTTCTATTCGCACCCTCTTTGGATAATCTTTTCACTAATTTATCAGCCATTACTTTCAGTGCACCTTGACTCATCATGACCAATGGTGCTTCTTCGAGTTCATTTTGCTCTCTAAATTCGCGAAAGGTTTTCACTACGCAAGATCCTTATCGTGGTTTAATCCACCTTTTTTCTTTTTAGTAATGAATGCATTTACACGAGCATGTCCCCATTGTTGTGGGGTTGTTCCTGGACGGTGACCAGTCTTCCATGCAGCCATGCCACGATTGTAGACTTTACGCAATGTTCCAACTGAGATACCAGACTTCTTTGCTTTGTCTGCCAATGCACCTTCAACTATAAAATCATTAAATGTTTTCATTTTTTCTTACCTTTATTACCAATAATGGTGTTGTCTTTCCAGACTCTTTCCATCGCTTCTGCCTTTGTTACTGGCTTGAGTTTTGGTTTCTTTATATATTTATTCGCTTTCATTATTTTGTCTTTGCTTTTTTCGCTTTTTGTGGTCCAGAACCTTTTGGTTTGTTCTTGATCACAAATTTCTTAGCTTTATACTTAGAAGCATTACCACCTTTCTTGATCACAAATTTCTTAGCTTTTTGTGGTTTCATACCAGCACGTTTGTTTTTCAAACGACTAAGTTCTGTCTTACGAATCTGTGGTAAAATACGAACAGCGATTCGAGCAATCAATGGCTGGAATCTTTGTATCATTGTTTCCAGTCTTGCCTTCTCTGATGGTGGTAATCCTGACTTATCACGTCCACGTAATAGACGTTTATACATCAAATTTCTAGCACCACGTGTAGCACGTAATTTAATACGAGCGTTACCACCTGCACGTTTCAATGCACGAACACGAGCGAGTTTTAATTTTGTTTTGTTTCTTCTTGCAGCTTGTCTACGTTTGATACGACCAAGTGGTGTAAGTGCTTCTGTAACTTGAATCTCTGCTGTATCAATCTCTAGTTCTTCTTCAGGTTCATCCTCGTCTATAATGCCAAGATCTTTCATATCATCGATTGAAAGATTATCTGCCTTTATTAATAGATCGCGAATATCCTCTGCAGAGAGGACATCTTCAATTGGTTCAGCGATATGTGGTTTACCATTATCATCGAGTTTTTCGATTAAATCTTTATAGAGTGCATTCACATGCTCAATGGCTTCTTCTACAGTTTCACGGATGATATATCCATCACCTCTGTCTTTGTAACCGTCTGGAATAGGAACACATGCTTTACGTTGTCTGCACCAGTACATGCCATCTTTGCACATAATACCATCTTCTTCTTGAATACTTTTCTCATCAACTTTGTAATGTCTTTTAGAACTGTTTCTATTTTTCTTAGTTGTCTTGTGAGAATATCCAGGAGTCATAGCTTTCATATATGCTGTACCGTCAGCTGTTCCCCATTCATATTTGTATTCTTCACCCAAGATTGCTTTAGCTTTGTCGCCGAGTATTCTTGAATTGAGTTTCTTGCCTTCTTGACCCATCCTGCGTAAGATTTCATGGGCATGAAAATATACGTCATGTCTTGCACGACCACCACCACGAATTTTATCTTTTCTGTAATCAGAAACAATGTGATTCGCCAGTCTCATATATTTGTCTTTGTAGATTGATTTTGACTTAACTACATCAGACATAGATACTTCTACCATATAATCTGATTCGTCAATCTTAATTTTGTCGAATACTTTCGTGTCTTTTACACGTTGTTTAGAAACTCTTTTCTTTACGTTGCGAAGTTTACCAATTTGTGGTAGAGCCATTGGGTCTTTTTTCTTATATTTTTTAGGATCGATTAATACATCCTCGTTGCCTTCATTTTTAGGCACACAATTAGGAACCATCTTGTTTCCCTTTTTCTTCATGCCAACTTGTTTGTGGCTATCCCAACATTTTTCATCGAGAGTGTAACCCAGCTTAGACATACGCATGTGATCAGAATGCCTTTGTGCCATCATTCCCTTACCAGTCTCTGGGTGGTACATCATGTGAGGCTCGAACTTCTCCTCGTCCATCATTTTCTGGACATATTTGGTGTACTTCGATGGCTTCGTCTTCGCATTCTTGTCACCTGCTGCTGGTTTGTATGCAGCTGGGTTACTGTCAGACATTTTTGCCTGCTTTTTAAATTGCGCGTCTCTTTTTTGTTTTGTTGATTTGCTTAAACCTGCATGATATTTTGCAGGTTGTGAACCTTTTCTTTTCGCTATATCACCGTCTTGCGGTACTTTTGGTGCTTCGTCCATAGCACTTAATTTTGCTGCAATCGCCATTTCGCGTTTCTTTTTCTTGCTCTTACCTTTGAATTGAGGTGCATCAGACTTTTGAAAATCTTTAATGACATCGCCCATGTCCATCTTTTTTATATCTTCATTCATTCTTGCAGCCTTTTGTTGCTTAATCCATTGTAGTGCTTTTCTATTTCTCAATGGTGCATTTACAAATCTTTGGACATTTCTATATGCCTGTAATAAAACCGAATCAGTGTTGATGCCATCGCTATTATCAACAATAATCATATTTTGACCAAACATTCTTTGAAAACCGCCGAGATTATTTTGAACCTCGTTCCACATTTTCTTTACTTGGTCATCTGGAAGTTGTCTAGGTCTATTATTATTCCTAGACATAGCAGTTTCCAGATCGGTATTTACAAAAACCAGAGCAGTTTCATAGCCCATTGTTTCGAGCATTGTCTTCTGGTTTCTAATCTTACCTATGTCCTTACCAGTTCCGTCAATAACGAGACCCAATCTACCATTAATTGCCATTCTCATTTGGAGATTGGTAAGGTATTTCGCCTGTAATCTAATTTCTTGACCACGTGGCGAATATATTGATGAAGGATCTGTCTTCATCGCTTCTCTTGACAGCAATCTTTCAAAGTGGTCATCAGAGTTAATTAATTTTAAACCCTGTGCCTGCAGTGCTGTTCTACCTACTACGAAAGACTTGCCACTTCCTGGACCACCAGCAAGGAACACTGCCTTAAAAATAGCAGGATCGTTTACGCCTTCAAGTATAGTTTCGAGATCCACTATTTCCTCGCAATAAGTTCATTTACAATACCATCCACTCTTTCATTGTGGTTAGTAATTAGTTTGTATAATCCTTCACTATTTATAAGATTTTGACGTTCTTCAGAGGTTAGAGGAGTCTGTCTTTTGTGTAATCGATTCAATCGATTGAATAATCTACGAGTAATCCGATCCATCAGTCTGGTAATCCCAGACTATATTGTGTTTTACCGTTTACTTTAGATGCAGTAAGAGTTTTGTTACGATTTAAAGACTTATCGCGTTTCCAAGTAATGTGTATCCATCCTGAACGTGGGTCGCCGTGTGTATAAAACTCTAGAATTAGTTGATCAAATTCAAGATTATCGCGAATCCATTTCGCTAGTTCAAGGTTGTCAACATTATCACATTCTAGATCTGCAGCTTCTCCGTGACAGTGTTGTGACCTTTCAGAGCCACCAACTGCTTTGTTTAATTCTGGACCACGATATCCAGAATTGATTCTGGTGACACCGTGTTCATCTCTAATTTTTTGTACGACATTCTCAAACAATGCCTTTGCATTTTCGAGATGCTCTTCATTTGGAGTATTATCAAGTCCCAACCTAGTAGCAGTTTGAGATCTTGTAAACTCCTTCAGTGTAAAGTTTTTTGATAATCTCATAATTAATCCTTTAGATATTGTGAAAATGATATATACGTTTCATTCAGTTGCATACCTTTACGGACTTGATTAAATAATTTTTTCTTATTTCTAGCCGAATAGGTTGTTGGCAGACCGCGACTGAATTCATCAAATTTGTTATTTTTTGCTGCCAATCTCATTTTACTCGCACTCATACCAGTAACACCTTCAGCATCTGGATCTCTCTCACCTGCAGATACTGCCTTTACTGTTTTGAATGTGAAATCTTTTCCGTTGTATTTGTCTAACAATCTTTGGAAATCTGGTACTCTATCAGACCCAGCAACCATAATAATGTTGTCATATTTACCTGTCAATAATTTTAATTGAGAGATAAAATTAGGGTTCATACGATCTGATAATTTAAAATTCGTGTTAGGGAACATACCCTTTAAGTGTTTTAATTTTTCAGTTGGCGGTAATGGATTTTTATTTTTGTCTTCGGAATGACTCGCTATGATCAGATGGTCTGCACGACTTGTATTTGCCATACGTTTTACTTTTGTAATCAGCTTACCATGACCAACTGTTGGAGGGTTCATTCTACCAAATGCGAATACTAATGTCTTGCTCATCTATCCCATGCCTTTATTGCTGTAAAGTTATTGAAACTGAATTCCATACGATCTACGAGTTTAACAGCGTTGCCACCCACACGATCGATAGCGACATAACCTTCTGGTGTTGTAGCTTTGAAACCGTTACTTGTTCTAATAAATGTGCCAATACTTTTTACAGTATCTAATTTCTTCACAATCAATGCTTTAGCTTTGGCAATACCTGCCATAAATTCAAATACACTTGCAAGCAAATCTTTGTACTCATCACATAATTCTATTGCACTTTTTTTCTTTTCAGCCAATGCATTCTGCGACTTTTCAGTTTTAAGTTTTGCTATCTCTGTATCGTATTTGTCAGAAACCCATTTTTTGTATCCAGATGCATGCGATGATTTAAGCTGTGTTTGATTTCTTACGAGTGAATTGATATAAGTTTTAACACTTGCACCAACCATTTTGCCAGTGAAACCAGCTTGAAAATTCATAAATGAATTTAATTGATATGCATTTATTGTTCTGAATGTTCTACCGACACCTGATAGTATAGTTGTCACTGCAGCTGTCTCAGTTTGGGTGAATGTTGCTTTTCCTGATACATCTTTATATGTCGCATCGTCCATCCAGACGTTACGATTTTTACGAAGATTGCTAATGTTTGCACCAAAAGATGCTCTCATCTCAGGAAGAGATTTTCCAGAATATGTTGTATGCCAAACCACACCGATCTTTGCTTGTTTAATGGTGGCGTCCAGTGGCGTTCCTTGTGGAACTGCGTAGACGATTGTATTAGGTTGGAAAGTCGTGTGCCTTTGACCGTCAATCATATCAGACTCTAGGTCAGATGATGTAAACATCAAATCACCTTGGAGGACGTTTGTAATGCCCAGCTTTGAAAACTCACGCAGAGCAATACTAAATTTGGATTTTAATGATTGGGGGAGTCTGCTATCGTTATTGATATCAGAATTAGATTTGTAAAGTAAAGGTGTTTTGTTAAACACCGATTTTTTGGCAACAAAGAACTTGTTGTCAGATGGATCGATACCTGCAAAAATGGCTGGTGCACCATCCCACTTCACTGTCATATTAATTGACGAGCGAGAGTTACCAGCCAACATATCTCTAAGGGATCTTAGAAAATTGATAGAGCCACGTGCACCACCAATACCGAAATTGAGGATTTCATCCTCAATGTGTTCTAGATGCAGATTTTTTCCTTCAGCATCTTCATTTAGATATGTCCTTAGACTTTGCATTCTTTGGTTGTCTCTTCTTTAACTTCTCAAGTTCTTTTATTTTATGACTCAACTCTTGTTGGGCAAGAATTAACTGCTCATTGAGTGCTGTGTTCAATTGTAAGACTTCATTGTACTTGGTCGCTATAACCTTTCCTTGTGCGAGTGCTTTCAATCTATCTTTATAAAGATTTGTGATCAGTTCAGATAACATCTCTTCATACACTACATTAACTTGTCCTTCAAGTTCAGCCATTGTATTCCCTATTTATAATCAATGAACCTGTTGTGGCTCTTGACGTTTGAAGTTTTCCGCGAGTTGTTTTGCAACTCTCAACCAATATTTTTTAGCCCATTCCGATTTTGCTCGGTCATGTGCTGCCATTGCATTTTTGATCAGATGATCGTATCTATGCATTTTTTCTAGTGCTGTCATCATTTAGGTTTCCTCACTAGCTTAACACCTCTAGCATGAGATAAAAAATTTCTGATTTTATGTTTCAACTTGGGTTTAGTTTTCTCCTCGTTGAGAAGATCAATCAAAAACTCAGTAGTTTCATTTTGCATAAAATATCTTTTTATTGTTTTGGTTTGAGTTCCGTCAGCATTTCTTTTGACTTGGATCTCATCCTTTTTATATTTTACTGGCATTATTTCTCCAAAAATTTTTGTAATCTTTTTAGAATACCAAGTTGTAACATGCGCAATGCATTACCACGTGGTAGTGCCCAACCTACCATGAATGCAATAATTACTGCATAGCCATGAATTAAAGTTTGAGCCAATATTTGAATAGGATCTTCCATGATTCCTTAAACTCCGTATAATTTTTTCAGGATTTGCAGCTTTTCATCTGCACTAGCTAATGCCTCAACATTAGTTTCTATTGCTTTCACAACATCGGAATGTTCACCGACACCAACTGATTGCTCCAAGAAAACATCAATGTTTGCTTGTGCAATAGCTATATCGCCTTCTAGTTTTTTAGCGAGTGCTTTAACTAAAGGACTTGATTTTGCTCTTATTTGCATCTCTTACTCCATAACAAATTGATGTGGACTTACCGTTGATCCACGCGAGACTATTTATGGCGTCCAACCCAATCATTCTGGCTGAGAGATTTTATCTCCCAACTTTTTACTTACCTTTTGAACAGCGTTTCTTACTGTTACTGATTTGTGGTCTTTTTTGCCATAATCAGAGGCAAGGTTAGAATTCGGATTAGCATCAGATATCTTAGAGAGAACCTCTTTGAAACCATCTGGTGCTTTTGTTCTATCACCGACACCACCTTTATTTAGGTTCGGTGCTTTGAGATATGCTCGTTGTAAATGCGGATTATCTTTCGCAAACTGATCGTATTCGCTTATTGATACGAGATGTTCCTCGTACTGATCAGTTTTGGTATTTAGAAAGTCATAAATCGGCATACAATATATATCTCAGTTATTGGCGCATCTGGTAGGACTCGAACCTACAACCCTAAGATTAGAAGTCTTATGCGCTATCCAGTTGCGCCACAGATGCATTTAATCTAAGCGTTGTGAGTACTGACCCACTCTCCTGCAGTATTGAAGACAGCAATCGCTGTACCTCGTTCAATACTATATTTATTGCGGAGATAATCAATGTCTCCGTCGGATGGAAAATTTAACACATCACGTGTTAGCTTAACCACAAAGATCTCATCAAGACCTTCTTTTGCCATATTACAATTCCTCGTCAAATAGGCGTTGCTCATCAAGTTCTCTAATCATTACACACAGTTCAGGACTGGTGAAATGTTTTACAGAACCGTTATGTTGGACACCGTAGCATCCTAACCACGCATCAGCAAACTCTTTTTCAAGATTATGCCGAGCAAACTGATCAATAGTTTCGACACCTTTGTGTCGCCAATAAGAAGCAGTTGATGGTATTTTGAAGACGCGACCTTCGTTAAGGCGGTCTATGTGATCAAGTAGTGCATCCATAATTTACATTATGCCTCATAATGCGTAAAATGTCAAGCGTTTTTTTGTCTAATTTGCTACTTTTTTATGGCTTGTGAACCAAAGAAAGCTGCAACAATTGCAGCAACAGAAACAAAGTATACCGATGCCATATCACCGAGGATCTTTGCAGCCTGATCAAGACCGATCAGATTGGCTGCAACCACAGCTGCAGGATACAAAAGCATTCCTGCGAGAGAGTACCATGCCATCTTACGCTGGGCATCTCTCATTGCATCTTCATCCTCGAGTTGTTTACGTCTAAACTCGAGGTACATTTGTTCTTCTTCTTTACTTACTTTGCCATCGCCGTTAGTATCGGCTGGATGGTGTGATGTTTCACTCATGTTAATCTCCTCTGGAGATATTTATAGCGAAACTACTTTTCGATAGCTTGACAGTTAGCTTTTCTGTGCTTGTTCCACGCCATAAATCCAGCAAGTACCAATGCCCAATATGCAAGATTGTTCAATAGATGAAATCCATTTTGTTCAATATTGATATCACGAAACAGTTGATCAGCTTCGTTTTGAGTCATTGGAGCAGAAGTAGACTTCTTACCCTTTTTTAAGAGTACGGTGTATTTGTAGGCATAATCG